GGCTGGAGCAACGCTGCCGGAGGATGAGGGCAACTTGACACCGAAAGCGGGGGATTGCTGGAGCAGGCCGCGAGCGTCAGCAGACAGGCAAGTGCGGCCAGTAGTAGCGGTTTTGATGTCATTTCGGAGTCTCCGGTTGGTAGTTTCGAGGTCAGTTAGACGAGCGTCGCGCTCGGCCAGCGCTTGATCGGCAGCGTGACTTGCTGTTTCAATACGGCGCCGGGTTTCTTCTGCGGCGGCGGTTTCGCGCTTGGCGATATCGGCTTTTAGCGCTGACACCTCAGCCACCTTTGCGCGATGCTCCCACGTGTAACCGGAAGCCAACCCCAAAATAAAGAGCAGCGCGGCGGCGATAATTGGAAATGGGTTCAAGGCTGTTCTCCTACACACATTTTGTATTCTAACTGGCGGCGCTTGGTAAGCCCAAACGATTCCATACCACCAGCACGATTCCATTTCAGCAATTCTTTGCACGCACCAGCATAATCTGGTGGGGCCTGCTTGAGCTTCTTCACTAGAGATGAATGACAAGCATTGCCAACACCGACGTTATAAGCCCACGAAACATAAGCATCCCATTCGCCCTTGCTAAGAGGCACATCGCCGATGCAACCAGCCAGCCCTTTAGCGTGAGCGTCTGCGTCGCGCTGTAGGTTTATCACCGCACGCACTGGATCGGTTCTATCGCCACGCTTAATAGGGCCAGATGTGGTCTGAGTGGCGCCAAACCCTATTGTCTGCACGCCCACGCCATCGTCGTAGGCCTCGCCACGGTAACCCTCATAAGCAGCAAGCGACGCGACGACAGCCGCAGTTGCGCCGATGGTCTTCCATGTCGATGCAGGAATGCGCGGTTGGTCAGGCATCATCGTCACCCAGTGTCTTGGGCTGACGCACCAGGCGCGAAATCACCACAGCGATGGAAAGCGCAACCGTCACAGCCGCGAACAAGCGCGGCTCGATTATGCCCATGAATGCTGGCATGGCGATGAACATCCCATTGAGCGCAGCCGTCAATAGGGCGAAGCGCACGCTCCATGCGTGTATTACAAGATTCTTCCAGTCTGCATAGAGTTTCATCGTGCTGTCTCCTTCGCATCGTGCACCTTAACCCACGCGCTTATATCACTGATATCTTTCTTGATAGTGACTATCTCGTTAAACGCGAAACTTATGAGCACAATGGCAATGGCTTGGATAGCTCCAAGCAATCTCGCCGCCACCCGCCACATCCCCTTGCCTTGGTTCATCAGCAATTGCTCTCGCTCTGTGTGGGCCTCATAAGCCGTCAAGTGGTTGTCGAGTTTTTCCGCTACTTCGTTGATGATATGAGTGTTGGCGATAAGCGATTCGTTGATCTGCTGGAGTACGATCAGAAACGCCCGGTCTTTCGGGTCATTGGCTTGCTCAATAAGAACAAGTATCTTATCTTGTGACACGTCAGAAGTCCTTCTATTATGTAATTCTGTCATTGCCGGTACTCCGGCGGTAATTGTGTACCACGTAACTCGGACTCAAAGCTCAATTTACAGTGATCGTGCTCAAACGGGCTAAACAGCACGTCAACCAAGGGCCGCAACAGCTTTCCAGAGGGTCTTCCCTCACGCTCCATGCGGTATAACGCCGCACTAATAGTTTCATCAGGCATACCCTCACCAAACGTTAGAGTAACCCACAGTAGCTGATCGACAGCTACTAGCAAATTAAGAAATCGTTGCTTAATAACCATGTTTACTTACGCAAGAATCTCAGCGGAACGACCAGTAGCAAGAAGTCCCGCAGCTTCCAACGCCTGCACTCCAGAGATTGTTGATGAGTCATCGAGGTTTATTTCCTCTGCGAGTTTGAACTTATCTAGCCAAACTTCAATCTGAACATTCGATTTAGCTGCCGTATAAATTGCAGCTAGTTCCGCATCTGTAAAGCGGTTCATGTATGCTAGTTTGGTTAGTGTGCGAATACTCGGAGTAGCCACAATGGGTTCTTCGACCAGTCTATAAAATGGATAGTGCGCGGCGCAGAAATCTTCGCTGGCATCAATTGTATTAACCACATTGCCGTTTACTGCATCAAGGACTTCGTATCGCATTTTAATACTCCAAAATTACTATGCCACCGCCGCCAGCGCCAGATGTTGCTGCGTAGGTAGCAACAGCATTGACGCAGCCGCCACCGCCAGCGCCTCTGCCACCACCACCAGCCGTGACGGCGGCAGAGGAATTAGAAATACCAGCTCCTCCACCGCTACCAAATCCGCCAACGCCTCCGTTGGCGGTTCCGGCGCCACCACCAGCACCATCACCGCCAGCGCCTCCTGTGCCGCCACCGACGCCACCGCTACCGAATATAGGAACTGCGACAAAAGCTACTGATATAGGAAAACCTGTTGCGCCAAGTATGTTCAGCCCACCAACAGCACCACTATTGGGGCCGCCGGCACCGGCGCCACCACCAGTCGAAGAAGCTATTGAAGCTGATAATGGGCTTGCCCCACCACTCGAATATGCAGTGGTTCCAACACTTCCACTGGCAAAAGCACCAAACCCAACGTTTATGGCGCCGCCACCTGTTGCGCCAGTGCCATTGGCTACAGAGACTGCACCGCTGCCACCGCCTGTTAGGTTCAGGTCGCCACCAGAAGCCGTGCCGCCAGAAGCGCCGGAAACTGTGCCAGCAGCTTGTAGTCCGCCTCCGCCGCCATTGGCCGTCAGTGTCGTAGAACCAATAACAACTGTTGTATTTCCACCTGCGTTTCCGTTCGCCGCAGCACCAGCAGCGGGAGCGACAGCCGCGCCACCGGCCCCAATCGTGCAAACGATTGACGCCCCTGCCGCGATATACATTTCTTTGATGCACGTTCCGCCAGCACCCCCACCAGAAGCGGTATTAGGGCTGGCCGCTGACTTTGCCGCGCCAGACCCGCCAGCTCCAATTGCTGTAATACGATACATTCCAGAAAATTGTGCGGTAATAGTCTGGCTACTCCGTACATACATAACCGACCGACGACCGATACTGGTATTGAGAAATTGCTTCAGATCACTCATTAGTAGATTCTCCAGGTCGTTCCGTTATAGACAAGGCCAACGCTGATATTGTTTGTGGACAGTGTCATGTCTTCTGAAAGGGCCATGATGGTGCCGCCGTTCCGACTGATTGTCAGGTTATTTGTTTGAAACGCACCACCACCATCAGAAAACTCAACATAATTCCCAGCCGAAGGAGAGGCGGGGAGAGTGATCGTAAAAGCTCCGCCAGTTGTGTTTGCTGCGATGCGGTTGCCGGATACGGCGGTGCGGCTTGCAGTCACGTATATCCATTGCTGCCCATTGATCGGTGCGAATGCGGATTGCGCCTGCCCAAGGTTGATTGCTTGATTACTTGCTGCTGCGTTAGGGACTAGAACGCCAGCGTTATTCGTTAAATCTAGTGGGTTACTAGCTGCACGAATAAACGGCCCATTTGGCCCAATTCCGGCGGTTAGAATTCGCGCATCGCTAGAAGTATACGACACGCCTGCCGTCGGAGTCGTAGCTTGCAGCAACTTAACTTGATTGGTGTCATAATTAGCAGGAAGTGATGTAACGTTTTGCGTTACTGCTAACCCGTTAAAACTCGCGCTTATTGATGCGTTACCAAGTTGCCCCAAATTTACTGCTTGATTATTTACTGTTGCAGCAGCAACGATCGCCTGTCCTTCTGTAGTGCATCGCCAATTAGAGTTATCCCAAACCATGTCGATATACTGACGAAAGCCGTTGTTGACCCACGCATAACTTGTGCTCTCATCTGGGAAAACAAGCGAAGGGTTGCCGCTTGATACGTTAGTTTGCGTTGTGACTTGATGATTACAACCATAAACACGAACCCGTTGTCCGAGGAATGACCCTGGATTAACAGTGATTGTTCCTATATCCGAAAAGAGTGTAATAACTATGGTGTTAAACGCAACTGGCGTAATCGTGCTGCTCGTTGTAGGAGCCAAAACTTGCGTTCCGGCCTGCGCCCAATTCACCGCTTGATTACTTGCTGTTGCGTTAGGGACTACTAGGGGATTCGTAAAAGCTGGTGCAGTATTCTGAAACATCAGTAGCGAGCCACCAGTTATGTCATATTCACCAGAAGAACCACGAGACGTAAGCTCGATCCACCCACCGTCGGGGACGTTGACAGTCGTCGGGCCTGTACCACTTGACAGCCCAATTGGTGGAGAATAAATAAACTGGTTACTATTGGACACGACGGAAAATCCGCCTGGGTTTCCAAACAGCACAACCTTACTTCCAGCGGATGGATTAGCCGTGGGCAGCGTGACCGTCGCGCCAATTTTAACTTGTACTACACCACCCCAACACGTCGAGGGCAAAGTTCCAGTGGCGAAGACCGGAATTATTTGGTTGTAACTGCCAAGCTGGGAAAGGTTCACCGCCTGATTAGACAAAGTGGCATTCGCAACCGCAAACGTCTGTGATGCATCCCCTGCAAGTTTCGCCTTCTTGACATCAAGCTCATTGATCGCATCCTGCACGGTCGTTGCGACGATGTTTCCAGCCGGCACGTTGGAGATGGACGTTCCTGGGATAGTGTCTCCGGTAGACAGTTCTTGCACCGTCCCACCGTAATTAGCCAGTGGTTTTTTTGTCGCCATGATTTAGGCCAGAACGATCACGGCTCCAGGGTTGAACGATAACGTAGTCGCATTGATCGCAACACCGACGGGCTGCACTACGTTGCCGGAACCAGACGGCGCCGTTGCAGTAACCCCACCAGCGGTCGTTGCCAAGAAATACTTTGCCCCCGGAGTAAGTCCCGACATCTGCGTGTTGGACTGCGATATGCGGTACACTGTAGCGTTTGCAGGTGAGGTAACGGCTGCCAGCACAAAACCCATGGCCTCTTTTCCTGCAGTTGTAGCATCGGCTTTTCTGGCGTTTGCGGCACCGGAGTTATTCCAAATGTTCACCAGATTGCCGGCTGCCAGGTTCTCGGATGAAGGAATGACATCAGCTTCTGCGTTCAATCCTACCGGCATCATGCTGCTATCTAATTTACCCGTCGCGTCGAGCGCGGGGATTTTTCCGGCGTCTCCTGCACCACCCGATGTTTGAATAGAGACAGCCTCAGTCAATACGCCTGCATTGTTTTGGATATATTTGTTTCCAGCCATGATGTTTCTCCTAGTTTAGAAATATTGGTTCGTGTAAATTGATGAATACCTTTGTAGCAGTAATCGGGAATGCAACTATCAGGCTGAACCCAGCTATCGGCGCAACCTGCGTCAGCATCCCTGACGACGATAGCCAGATAGGCGTATCGAGCACCCACGACCAAGACGGCTCTGTCATTTCACCGCCAGTCTGGATCGTCGCAGTATCTCCCATAGAGGCCGCCCCGGTTGTCATGCCAAGCACTTTGTTTGCGTGGCTGAGCACCGTGTTATCGGCGTAGACGGCTGCGCCCATGTCATTCAGCACCACCATGCGGTGCCCGCCGAGCGCTTCGCCTGCCTGGTATTGCAGCGCTTCACCGCCTGTTGGGCCTGGAGGCCCTGGAGGCCCGGATGGGCCTTGCTCCCCTCCGAATATAACCTGCCGGTCAACCAGCTCAACTACCGATACCTGCCTCTCCTCAATCACTACAGGGTGTACTTCAACAACCTCGATCACGTTGTAATCTCCCCAAGCACTACAACGTCTTCAATTGGGTTTCCGCTATCGGCCATGATCTTGCTGACATAGCCAGAAGCAGTCGTGACCAACTCGATGTCGCTGACGCCCTTGCGCCATGTAATCGCTGCGGTAGCTGCGGCAGAGATTGTCTCGGTGATGGTATGGTTCACGTTGTCGATTGTCAGCCCACCGTTCTCTGTCGTCAGACTGAGCAGCACCGTTCCGCCTTCCTTGTCCTTGATGCTGCGACGTGCAGTGCATCCTGACATGTCAATTGGCGTGAAGTATTGCAGATAGCCGCCGGAAGTGTAGGCGCCGAAGTCCGATGCGTTCACGTCATTGATAGTTATCGTATTCGCGTCCACTACCGTAACCTTACGGTACGCCGTCAACTTCGGCTCGCCCTTTGAGTCCAGTTCAGCGTTTATCTCTC